TGAATACATTCCACTCTGCAGGAACGGCAAAGGCTAATGCAACTGCAGGTGTTCCGCGCATTGTTGAACTCTTGTCCGCAACAAAAAACCCCAAGAATCCTTCAAATGTTATTTACCTAGACCGTTCGATTTCTGTGTCTCAACACGACACAATTCTAAAAATGAAAGACATTCAAAAGACAACGCTGCGAGACATTACAAAATCTGTTCGTATTTACTACGACCCGAATCCTTTGTCCGAAAACACTTCCGTGAAAGAAGACCGCGAAATTCTAAACTTATATCAAAAATTCTCCATATCCAATCCCGAATGCACCTCGCCGTGGATTATGCGGCTTGAACTAGATGCGTCTGAAATGGCGGCTCGGCATATTACTGATATGAGCATGATTCAATCCAAAATCGAAAACAACAAAGTGCTAAAAGTGTTTAGCTGTGTGCATACAAACGTGGATATTCTGGACAAGATTGTTCTGCGAATTGTCTTTAGCCCCGACACAGTCAAGAATGTACTCGCGCTTCGGTTTATCGAAGACAAGCTTTTGGATACAGTTTTGAACGGAGTAAAGGGGTTTGGACGCGTGTATATTCGCGAAGTAAACGATGAACTTTTGTATGATGAAAAGGTCGGAGGATACACGCCGCAAAAGCAATATGTGCTCGATGCAGAAGGAACCAATCTGCTCGATCTGGCAACAATTCCAGGTGTTGATTCACTGCGTTCCTTTTCGAACGACGTTCACGAAATCTTGGAAGTATTTGGAATCGAAACTGTTCGCATTGCTTTGTATGAAGAGTTCATGGATGTCTTTAAGTCGGGCGGAGAGTCCGTGAATTACCACCACATGATTACGTTAGTGGACACAATGACATATCTCGGAAGAATCATGGAGGCAAACAGGTCTGGAATGAGCAAAGGCGAGAATGGCGTACTTGCAAAATGCTCGTTTGAAGAAACGTCCAAAATCTTGTTTAATGCAGCATTATCCGCAGATTTCGATAACATGCGCGGCGTGTCCGCAAACATTATGTTTGGACAAAAACCTCCTTGCGGAACTGGAATGGTCGATATTCTGATTGACGAAACAAAACTTCCCGAAGGAATGGTCGATGAAGGCTCGAGCTTTGAAGCAGACTTGATAAGCGCGAATGTGTTGATAGACCAAATCAACAAGAACGATGCAGCAGGACATGTTGATCCGGGAGATCTTGCGATGGAATGGTAGTTTTCACATTGCAACTTAATTTATGGAAAAAATGAAGAGTGTTAAGGAAAACGGATTTACAGAGTCTAAATAAGACAGACAGGCGTGAGAAGGCAAAAAATGTCTTCTACAATGTTCGATGTTATTCCGTACGACATAATCTACATTATTCAAAAGATGTTGGGCGATGATTGGGAGTCAGCATTAAACTTCAATCTGGTTCTTCTTCCAGAAGAGAGGCGCGCACGTCGCGTGTTTACCAAAGATGAAGTGAGAGAACATGAGGTTTCTGCGATTGTACAATCTATCAAGTTGTCTATGGACAAGATAGCTGATACAAGCATTTCGAGAAAAAAGAGAGGCTTCTATTTATTGAATGTGCTGGCGTCTTTTCGCAAGTACAATCGCCAGCATATTATCGCAAGGAGCAACTACGGGTTTAAAAATGCAGTTGAAGAGAAGTGTCTAGATATTCTCGTGCCTGACTCAGATGTCATTAGGCACGCAACTCATATGCAAAAAAGAACTGCGCGCAAGATTGCGGTAAAACTACTCGAAGATATGATAACAACAGTTGTGGTTCCTACCGTTTCTCGTCAAATTTCGGTGAACGAAAGTCTACCATGACCAAGAACCGCCGAATCCACTGTGATACACGGCCAAAGACTTGGGGTATTTTTTATGTAAGCAGTCGTGTATAAGTTTGTCGTTAAGAACACATTTGTTTGGTTGACCAGATCTGTAGTCCGAGTCATTGACCATAAAAGGATATATCCTGTCTGTTTCAATCACGTGCACTTTATCTGCATTGGTTATTCCGGATCTGAAAAAGTAGGGACCTGTTTCTTGGTTAATGTACTTGCTATGCAAGTTAATTGCTTTTAAGCTTGGAGCCGACAGAAGTCTTTTCAAAGGTATACTTCCGGGCACACACGCAAAAAAGCCGTTGGACAAGTACTTTTTACCCAGACCTCCTTTGCATTGCAGTTTGCACGGGTCTTCGTTGGAAACGATAATTTCAAAATTGCGATGATTGAAAATGTGTGCGCAAAACTTGTCGCCTATTTCAAACAGCGAATCCAAATACACTCCTCCAAACCGATGAAGAAATTCATATCGCGCAAAATCCGCCACTTGCGCAAAACGCGACTGCTCGGTTTGTTCTCCGATGCGTATCGATTCTTGAATCAAAGCATAAGTAATTGGCAAATTTGCTTCGTTAAGTTCTGCGTTTGTGCATCGTTTATATATAAACCCATTATGTTCGGCTACGGTTTTCACACCTTCCATCAAATTATACCGAATGGTATTTTTGACAAGCGGCTTTCCAAACCATATTTGATGAATGATTTTAGGAATTATGCGGCTGGGCGTTACATACACTGTCTCTTTAAAAAAATGGTCATACTCAGACTGTTTTAAACTACTGGCTTCATTCCTATAAATTTTCTTGCAAATATTTTGGGTATCTTCGTAAAATTGTAGCAATTGTTGCTTATGTTGTGTGGCAACCTTGCTTAGTTTTTTTGACGGTTTGAACGTTTTCGCATTTGAAAAATACTTTGTGACAAGTTGGTGCACCTTTTTATGGTGCTCATGACCATATTCGCCTTCTGCATTATGCGTAAGCACCAATTTCCAATTATGTTTTGCCAATACCTTTAGTTCTTTGTCGAATGCAGAGCCGTCATATAAATCATCGGCTTCTTCAGGATCTTCGGTATACACATCTTTCACATCGTACATTTTGCATTTTGTAACATTTGCGTATGACATTGTTCTGTAAAACTCTAAGGATCGTACGGGATCGTTTGCATGTGTAGAACATACAACAAACCATCCTGGCTGTAATAAAAGATTTAGACCACCCCATAAAACTTCGTCGTCTGGGTGAGCTACTATAAGAAGTTTGTCTACCTCCATTATTTAATAATGGGTTTACTTTTATGTCTAGAACTATGAAAAACGGATTTAGTTGCCCTATCCACAAGTATGGTGTGCGTTCTTTACAAAAAAGTATCACACAGCGAAAATGCAAATGTACGTACCACACTCATGCCGCAGCACGAAGGAGGAACTCGAGGAGTATCTGGATGATTTGAACAATTCGAATCATGAGTACCATCTCACACCGCTAGTCGCGATTGAGATTCACTACGTCTACAATCACAACAAGCCAAATTTCGATGGAGGATTGAGTTTGATCGACAGCATCTACAACAAGCTTTCGTTTCGGCATCCGGAATGGAACATTGACGATCTAAAGTCATTTGTTGTCAATTCTGACGAGCCAATGACGTCATACGTCGAAGTGATCGAGGAGATGTTGGAAGATCCGGAAGATGCGGATTACTACGGCTGGTAGGAAAGCAGGGCTTTTTTAATTGCTGTAGGCTAGACCGCCCATTCCTGACATGACTCGCAAAATATTGTAGTTAATTGCATAAACACGAATGTCTGCATTTTCCGAATCATTATTAGAAACCTTCTTTAGACCATCTACGCTAAACACAAGAGTGGCAGTATCAATGCGCGAAAAGTTGCACGTGCCAGAAGGCTGGTGTTCTTCGGGCTTGAGAGCAAACGAATACATGTATACACCTCCAGGATAAATCTTGGATTGTGTAGTGGTGGATGTAACAGGGAAAGCTGGATTATTGGTACCACTTGCATACAAATCTAGCAATGTTCCACTATCAGCAAGTGCAGACCCATTATTACCACCATCAGTAAATATTGTTCCACTATGGTGCTGAAAAGGTTGAACTGCTGCATAATAATCTCCAGGCAAAGATGGAACTCGGTCTTGTCCGTTGAGTTGCAAGGAACAATCATATATCAACGCATCATAAGTTAGCGGAGTATTTGATTGATTGCTACCGGATGGTGGTTTTATTGTACAATTCTTTCGGAAAGAATATTGTGTGACCCAAATGAGTTCTTTTACTGGGTGATTGAAAGTTAAGTCTACTCTATTTTGGGCAGTTGTTAATCCCTTGTCTTCATTAAACTGTGTTTGTTCAATCAGGTATTCATGGGATTCTTGGGCCATGCGGCGACGCTCCTCTACATCCAGATAAATATAATCGATTAAAAGATTGGCTTGTGCAGGACCATTTGAAATAGAATTTCCAGTGGGATTTGAATATATATTTTTCACTTTGTTCCAAAGAATATTAATTTTTACTTCGTGGTACTGAAGAGCAATCAGAGGAAGAGCCGCTCCAGGATTTTTAGAAAAGAAAAACATGAGAGGAATATAGGTTAAATTCATACGATAAGGACGACCAGTTGGTCCACACGAACCATTATCTGATAACACTGTAGTAGACATTGCATCCATTTTTGCGCGCGCATCTATAGAGTATGCAAGTGTAGACCATAAATACATGAATTCACCATATTGACGATCAATAATTTGACCGCCAATATCTAGCTCAACATATTCCAAAAGATTGAAACCGCCTTGACGACCAACACTATCATAAACTAGCGTATTAGTAGTTTCGCTAGATAGTTCAACTTCGAGATACGCGGACGAAACTAAGTCGGCGTGGCGACCCAGAATCGCCGAGTGCTTTGTGCCCCATGCAGCTTGGCCTGTCAGATTCACACGAAACGGCTCCATCGCAAAATTCGTGTGGCGCTTAAAGAGACCTCGCCAAAAGGTTATTTGAGGATTTCCAGTTAAGTAGGCGTCTTGAGCACCATATGCAACAAGTTGTAATAATCCACCACCCATTGTCTTTATATGTTACTTATACTGATTTTTTATTTAATTACTTGCGACGACGGGCTGTTTTTTGTCCTCGCGCACTACGTTTTCTGCGTCCACCTTCTGTCATTTCTGCGCTTTCTTCCTTCTTTTCTTCTTCTTCTGGTTTAGGAAGGTCATCACCGCCAGTCTTGTGATAGGACTTTTTCGCCGTCTTCAAAACATGCGAAAACCACTTCTTGCCCATCGCCTTCTTTTCGTTCTTCATCGTTTTCATGGTGGCCTTGACATGTTTTAACCACTTGCTCATTTTATTTTAACGCAAAGATTTTATACAGTGACCGAATAGATTGGCGTAGTATGCTGCATTGGCTGAAAGGAGACTGCGGGGTCTGGCATAGTTGGCTTCTTGTAAAACTTTGGCTTTAGAGCTCGAAGAGCGGCGGGTTTGACAACTATGCTATTTTCCTGAAACTCGCCAATATATAATTCCATCATACTGTCAATTGACCCGTAATTCATCATAATCCACTGGCACCCAAATGTAAACAATATCTGCGGGTTTGAATTCACAAGATCGTCACCAATATCCGGAACCACCATCGTAATATTGTTGCGATTATATTCAACTAGTTCTTCGTGGTCATGCGGTTGCGAGGCTTGGGTATAGGTCATTCTTCGCAGATGCGAGGTCGACCACGAAAGATTTACGAGTTCATCCATCAAAGTTCCTTTTATTCCGCCGCCTGATACGATAACAAGCTTGTTTTGCAAATCGCAAATAGGTTCTGTTGCAAGATTCTTGCGTTGATAGCTATACGTCGTATCGAGTAAATGCGACCTACACGTTGTTTTCAATATTTCTGCAGCCGCATTAATAGTTTTTGTTTTGTCGGTGTGAAACACCAGACTCAGCACAAACGGGTCGCTTGAAGCTGGCGAACTTATGCTATTAAATGCATTGTTTATAATAGAAACACAGCACGCTTCGAGCGAAACCGTGTTATACGCATAATCAATTCCGAGCTTTTGGTTCTTTAGACCAACTACCGGCTGGTCATTTGTGTCGGAATAAATATCGAGTTCAACTAGGCGTACACCAGCCTTTATAGCTAGTGGAAGCACGCCGTCGCTTACATAGTTGCGAATGGACGAGCCAGGAAATACAGAATAGGACGATGCCGCCATGTAAAAGTCGCATAATCTATTTGCGTCCGGCTGTGGGCATCCGAGAGGCACTAGCTTTGTCACAGCTTTATATGTGTTAAACACAGGAGTCGCTTCCGACACTGCTTTATTTGTAGATGGTTTCAAGAATTCCCAGCCAAAATAAAATGCTGCCGCTAGCAAAATAACAAGTCCTAAAAATACCAGCGACTGCTGTACATCTGCAGGAATATACTGATTTATCGTTTCCATTATTTCTTGCCAATACTATATAGCACGGCGCGAAAACTTCTTACTATATCGTCCGGAACGCGTTTTTTCATAGATATTTGCGTTAAACAACAATAGTGGAAATACAAGGAATACATGCCGCATTCGGAATTTTCATATTGATGCCGAGTACCGTTGTATGTTAATTCTGTGGGTTTAGAATGTATTTGTGTAAGGTCCCACTCCTCCTTCCACCTACGCATGAGTCTCTGAATCTCGGGTTCGGGTTGATTAGAATAGGAGTCAAAATAAGTTATTCTTGCGTTCTCGTACTTTGGATCGATATCTGCAAATAATGCAATCCAGTGCTTTCCAGGTCCTGTGCTCAAGTCTGTATTAAAGACAATCCCTATTTTTCTAAAGCCTTTTTCATATAGTTTTTTAATACTCATTGAGCACAATGCGCTAACAATGCATTTGCCCGTTTGCGACTTCTTGTCGAAATCTATCGGTATTGACCCAATGAAATAGTACTTGGAAAACACGTGCATAAACTCTTTTTCGACATTATCAATATCGATTGACGACAGCCATTCTTCGGGGTTTTTTGTCCACGATGCAGGCGCCTTTTGCTTTTTGAGCATGTGTGCAACAATGCACTCTTGCGTTCCTTCTGCGCACTTAGAATGTAGGCGTTTCCTGATTTCTTTCCACGTTTTTGTCATGCTTCCTTGAGAAATGGGAGTTTCGTCTGAATGCTCTTCATTATACACTTTTCGCAGATTCTCAACTTCGTCTGCATCCATTATATTTTGAAAACGGATTATATCTTCTCGATTCTATTTGGTAAAAATGGATAAACTTAAGGAGTGCATTGCAAAATACCATGACGTGGACGAAGCCTTGCAAACACTGAATAAGCAAGTGTATGCAAAACGCGAAGACCGTAAAAAGATTGAGGCAGAATTGACCGAAATAGTAAAGCTTCCGCAATTCGAAAGCGTTTCAAAACTTAAATTAGAAGATGGTTCAACAATTAAAATCGAGCGTCCGGGTGGACAAAAGGCGTGGTCTTTATCCAAAAAAGACTTGAAAGAGCACTTGGATTCTTTATTTGGTTCTGATGTCAAATCTTCGGAACAACTTTACGAGCGTATTGTAAAAAAACAGCAGGAAAAACTTGTGTCGCAAGAGTACACCTTTTCGCGCAGTTAAGTCTTAGCCGCGTTTCATTTTCTTAGTTTTATTACGATTCTTTCTATTTTTCTTTCTGTATGTTTTTTTAGAGTTACCACCTACAAGATTAAAAGCTTCGATGCTTATATGTCTTGTTATGCCGCGATTTCCAATCATCGTTGAAAGTATTATTATAAGTTGACTATATGCGTGTAATGTTGAACCATCAACATGATTATAACCAAATCTATTTTCTAAAAATGGAATATTTTTTGAAGCAGGAATTCTAATATCGCTAAAGAATATCGAGTATATAACAGAACAACCAGGCAATTTTGGATTTGTAATATACGCATCAATAAGAGCTAATGTAAGTAAAACGACGTTTTTGTTTTTGGAAGGATCCACTATAAATCTCATGAACACTTTTAATAATTCAAAATGGCTTTTCCCAATCTCTGGAAATAATGCCTCATTAATCAAGTCTTCTTGCGGTATTATAACCTCGTGATTACCGATGTTGGGCATAAAATCTGCTAAAACGGATGGTAGTTCATCGTAAAAATTTAGTTTAAATGCATCAGGATGTAGATTCTCTACAATAAAATTTTTGTCAATACCGTTATTTATAACACGTGTAATATCGTCAATTGATGGCGGCGCTGCTAACACTAACTGAGCTTCCGGATATATAATATTATGATTACGAATGTATTCATTTCTAAGTTGTCCATCTGGCATCGTCGAAATATTGAATATACTACACGCTGCAGCTAGAGGTTTGAAATCCGGAGTCAAATTTAAACCATTCACTACAGCTACTTTTGCTAAAGCACATAAGTTAGAAATCATTAATGCTTCATCCGGCAAGTCATCAGCTTCACCTCCATATTGTTGCATTTTTTTAGGTGGTGGGTTAGGAATAGGTAAATTCGGTTTTCCTCCAACAGCCTGCTGTCTTACATTGTATAAAATAAACCCCTTACTTGAATGAAATATTGTTGGTAGACCATAATAATGAGCAGAAATCAATGCACATATTTTGTCAATCGTTACAAATACATAACCATTAGCACCACCATCACGATGTACACCTGCACTAAGATCTCGTTCAATTAATTTTTTACAAAATCTTATTTGATCCGAATCACCGCATCTTTTAATATCAAATTTTTGTGCAGGGCTAAATCTGTCTAAGAAATATTTAGTCTTAGTCTTCGGTTCATGAATAGCGCTGCAAAGGTCGTACACTGGCGGTCCAAATGTTCCTATTGGCAAGTCTATAAACTGACCATCAATAATTATTCTACAGGGTGATTTACTGCTTGAATCAAAAGGATTTGAACGAGGTGCTATAAATGAACCTGAAAAAAATGCAGCATCAGAACGTTCGTCCGGATTAATAGCTAGATCTATTCCAACAGGAAACGGGGAGTCAAACAATACCGGATTTCCAGCAAAATCTTGAATACTCATACCAGCAGAATCACATGCAGTTGCAGGCGTTACTACATGTATTATAGCTAGCTTTATTGGATCATTTGACTTTTTGGCTTCATCAAATAATACTTGCGATGCCAGAGTACCCAATCTACCTTTGCCACCATCCATAACTAGTTTTATTGGATTATTAAAGTCGACTATACTAGGAAATCCAAAATACTTCACGAAAATAAGTTGTAATATATCAATAGGTCTTAACCGTTTAACATCCTTTGAATTAAAAAATACTTCTACAGGTTCAGGAACTAGGGGTCCTATTAATTTTTCTGCTGCTGCTTCAGAATTTGATATAACATCGTCACGAATTAAATAATCATACATATTTCTTAATTCAGGTGTACTTCCAAGTTTTTGTGCTAATACTTCCCTAAATTTATTGGTTGGTTGTGGTGTACATCTTGCTTGTTTTCCTGGTTTTAAAAAATCGTGCATCGAATCACATGCACATAATGCTATATGTTTTCTTTCAAGAGTTGAATAAAAGTCGGGTACTGCCATTTGTAAACAAACAATAAAAATAAAGTCTAATATAATACAATAGAATGGTTTGGAAAACACTTATGCAAGCAGCCGCAGATGCAGCAAGATCCACCGCGCTAAAAGAAATGCCGAACATAATAGAATCACAAGAACCTAAAATTGAAGAAGCATTAGTTAAGGCGTTGAATTTAATGAAATCAGATGAAAAAGCCTTATTTTTAGAGAATTGGAATAAACTTAATGTTGTTGTTCAAAGAGAAATGCAGAACCCTCAAACTCCAAATGCCACAGGTGCGGGCATCTTTGACGATGTTACACAGGGACTTAATAATGCTGTTGAAGGTTTGAAAAAAACAGTAGGCATGACTCCTGCGGCTCCTGCGGCTCCTGAGGCTCCTGCGGCTCCTGCGGCTCCTGCGGCTCCTGCGGCTCCTACAAATACTGCTACTACAGCTTCTGATGCTTTTGGGGCTCCTGCGGCTCCGTTTGGTGGAGCTTTACCTAGCTCTGCTCAACCCTCATCTGCATTTTCTCCTTCTACTGCACCTCCCCCGCCTCCACCTGTGTTTGGTTCTGGCTCTGGAAAAGAAGGAGTTGTTCAAGACTTACCGGCTCCTTCTGTATTTAATCCTGTAACAGGAGGCATATTTTCCGAAGTGCAATATAACCCGACCACCTTTCCTCCCCCAATGGCTCCAACTCGTCATAAAAAACGAACTAACAAAAAGAAAGTTACGAAACGCAAAAGCAAGAAATGAACACGTATAATCCGTATAATCCGAGAAATTGCTTGTTTACCAAAACGGATATTCAAGCAATTCTTTCAAAGAATGGGTGCGAATATGTCGCAAAGAACCCAAAACTGTTCCAGACAGCAATGGTTCATTCGACATACGTAAAGAAATCCGAATACATCAATCCGCTAGGCGTTGTGACTCCGCTGGTAGAAAAACCAAAAGACTGCATTCCGCTGTTTGACGAATCGTATGAAACTCTTGAACATTTGGGAGACAGTGTTTTGGGAGCCATTGTTTGCACATATCTGTATACGCGGTTTCCAGAAGAAGACGAAGGGTTTCTCACAGATTTGAAAAAGGATATTGTCTGCAACGAAATGCTCGGATTCCTCAGCCAGAAAATTGGATTAGACAAATTTTACATTATTTCGAGACACAATGAAGAAGTGTGTGAAGGCCGCACAAATGTAAAACGTCTAGGGGACATTTTGGAAGCATTTGTAGGTGCATTGTGGGTTGACTCTACCAACAACTTTCAAGTCGTTTCCTCCTTTATTGTCTCAATTATTGAAACATATATTAATATTCCAAAATTGCTGCTTAACAACAGAAACTACAAGGAACAATTTCAAAGACTTTTGCAAACAAAACTACATCAAACGCCCAAGTACGTGATGCTTTCGTCTGCTATAGGCACGTATACAATGGCCGCAACAGACGAAAAGGGCGTTCATCTTGGAATCGGTTCTTCGACAACGAAAAAACAAGCGGAACAGCTTGCGGCAAAACAAGCGTTGGAAAAACTTACATCGACATAGTTTTCTTCTCGCGAGGAATGCGACGCACCAAAAGTTCTTTTTGAGTTCCTCCTACAGACATGTCTTCACCTCCCTCCGGAATTCCTTCGATGTTTCGCAAAACTTCTGCTACACGCTGCGGCTGATCAGCAAACTGCAGCAAAAGCTGTGTACGAATAACATTTCTTTTTAGAGGAGGACGTGTTGTTCGTACGGACCTAGTAATATTGCCAATACCACTTCCTTCCAGTGCAAAATTGTCGACCGAATTTGCCCGCATAAACTCCAGAATTTCTTCAGAGTTTTTTGCCTTTTTGTCTTTCAAGCCTTTAATCTGCTTTCGTAGCTCGCGCTCTTCGTCATCAAGCGAAACCCATTCTTTTAGGATGTCGCGAATTTTTTGCGTTCGGTCTTCATCCATTTGAGTATATGATG